CGTGCGGGGCTAAGATTGCTTTGGGATCCTGCCAGTTTGAGAAGAACCTCGAGGACTATCAGGGAGCCCAGCTTGACGCATTGGCAATTGACGAGGCGACACAGTGGCCGCTGAAGTTCGTGCAGTACCTCTGGGGTCGCGCGAGAAGCAAGTCCGGGATCAAGCCGAGAATGAAGCTCAGCATGAACCCGGATAATGATTCTTGGTTGTACAGATTCCTGTATTGGTGGCTGAATCCAGAGACAGGGTTGCCGATCCCCGAGCGATCAGGAGTCATTCGGCACTTCAGGTACGTCGAGCCGGATTTTCACTGGTACGACGAACCTCAGTATGAGATCAACGAAGAGACGAGCGAGAACGAGTGTGTTACGACATCAGCGACGTTCATCGGCGCGACGCTGCGAGACAACACGCACCTGATGCAGTCAGACCCTGCCTACCGTCAACGACTCGAGCAAATGTCGGATGACGACAGGGATCGTTTCTTGAACGGCTGCTGGCTCGCCTCCTCAAAGACTGGTGCCGAGTGGGACAGAGAGCTCTTCACAAATCTCTACATCCCGCTTGAGAAGTTCCCCGTTCCGAAACACGCCAACGACATTGTCCGAATGTTCTGCGTCGACCCAAGCAAAGGTCGATCAGTCAAAAAGGGCGATTATTCGGCAATTGTTTGTATGGCACAAACGTCAGAACTGGCGTATGTCGATGCTGACTTAAAACGACGATCGCCGTCGGAGATCATCGAGGACTTATTCCTGTTCTGCGATCAGGATCACCACCGGATCAGATCAGGCGACCTGATTGGGATTGAATCGACGCAGTTTCAGAGTATTTTCCGCGACTTGATCATGAACTACGCGGCGAATCACCTGGACTATGCGCTGTCGAAATACCTCATGTCTGGAGGGATCATAATTCCGGTCGAGGACATGCTGAAGAAGGAAATGAGAATTCGTCGAGGACTGGACAAGCGACTGACGCAGCGAGAGTTCCGGTTCCTCGAGAATCCGGGAACGACTCTGCTCTTGCAGCAGATCAAGCAGTTCGACGGCATCCCGGGCGTCGGGAAGCACGACGACGGGCCGGATGCACTGGCAATGTGTACTCAGTTGCCGCGATATGAGATGGAATACTGGGACAACCTGAGGAAGGAGAAGTGAGATGAGTAAACGAGGATGCAATTCATGCCGCGAGAAATCAGATCCCGTCGATGCTGCGATTCAGACGATCTCTATGGTCGTCGACCAATCGTTTCAGCAGAACGCGAACATCGGTGTTTACCGGCGAGCGGTGAGATCGACGTTTTGGTGGTGGAAACTGCTTCGCTGATGGATCGTGTTGCTTCTGGTGATTTTTCGGCGTATTCTGTGCTGAAGGAGACATCAGATGGCATATGCGAACGGTTTACCGACGAGTTGGGTGATTGAGAACGAGAAACTGGCAATCGAGGCGACGAAGGCTGCGGCGCGGATCTTCGAGGAACTCGGAGTCAGTTGCGGCGGGGTGAACGCGAACGGCGATCAGCTTCCGTTTGGCGGCGACGAGCCGCTTGAGACAATTCAGGATGTCCGGGAGGCAATTGTTCTCGGAGATCAGCTTGGCAGGTTGCCCTGGGGGACAAATGCGAAGGACAATCGCAGTTATTACATCGCTGATACAGGGCACGCAATCACGGTAAAGCCGAGGGACGAGAATCAGCCGAACTCTGATGCGGTGAAGCGGATTGAGGCGTTTATTGAGCTGTGGACGGCTGAGAATCAGTGGCAAATGCGGCAGTCGGAAGTCAGTCAACGGTGCGATCGGCACGGTGAGGTGTTCGACCTGCTGAGTTACGACGACGACGGGATGGTCCGGGTTTATTTTGGCGAGCCACAGGATCTCGACGATGACCCGAAGAGCAGTTTCGTGGATCCGGACGACGCTTCGAAGGAATACTTTGATTCGCTGGGCGTCCGGAAGACAAATGATCTCCGCGCTCAGCCGGTCGCGTACTTCCTGAAGGATGTTTGGTATCCGGACCTGCGATTCGTCACGAAGATGACGAAGGAAGGCGGGCTCGCGAATTACCGGGGCGACACGATTCCGCAGATGGAAGAATCTCAGGATCGGATTCTGGTTCAGCATCGCAAGAGAAACGTGTTGTCGGCGGATCCCCGGGGGCTCACTCTTTACTGGCCGGTACGCGAAGAACTGATCTTCGCCAAGAAGTTGCTGGCGAATCTGATGCGAACGAGTTCGTTTCAGGCGGCGTTTGGGGCGATCCGGACAATCATGGGGAATCCGTCGAGCGATTCGGTGAAGAGTTACCTGAATACGCAGCAAAATGGCGGCGCGAGCAGCGGGCAGTCAGAAACATACGACTTTCCGTCGGCGGCAGTGGTCACGATTCCATCGCAGATCAAGTACGAGTTTCCGGAGACAGGCGCCGGGAACAGTAACCACATAGAAACTCTGGTATCGCTGCTTCGGTCGTGCGCTGCGGGGATGAAGTTGCCGGAGTTTATGCTGACGGCGAACGTCAGCGAGGGGAACTTCGCCTCGACGCTGGTCTCTGAGGGGCCGTTCCACAAGTCGATGCGGTACGAGCAGAGTCTGATGGTTCAGGAAGACTTGCGGATCCTGAAACAGGCTCTGTGGTACGCTGCGGAGTCAGGACAGCACGACATCACAACGGCTGACGTGCTGCAGGTTGTGCTGGAGATCAAGCCGCCACGAGTTCAGACGAGAAACCGCCAGGAAGATCACGAGGTGATGAAAGACTGGTGGGATCGTGGGCTGCTGGGGAATAAGACGGTTCTGGCTCCGGAAGGGTTGGAATCAGTGGCCGAGAATGCTCAGCGCAAGTCAGAACTGGTAACGGAGCTTCCGTTGCCGGCGGGATCGCCGCAATCGCCGCAGAACATGGGCACTCCGGGACCAGCGGCGGGCAATAAAGCCGATCCGATGAAAGAAAAGGGTGTTTCGAAGAAAGATCCGACTCGAAACGTCTAAATTCGGTTGCAGTAGTCTTGTCAAGTTCGTACAAAATGACTTATTGTCATTTTGGCGATTTGACAAGAGGGAGTTTGCCATGGGATGTGGCTGCGGAAACAAGAAGAAACCGAAGGGCGGCAAGGGCGGAACAAAATGAGTGACATCCTCGTAACAGAAGATGCGTTCGAAGCCATTGCCGAAGATCGAATTGATCGAGAGCGGGGAATCATCCGAGGAGTCAAGTTGCTGGGGTTGAGAAGCCTCAACAAACGCAACTACGACACACCCGGAGTCCAGAAGTCAGCGATGAAGTTACTGCCGGGGACATCGATTTACATCGACCATCCAGCGACAGCCACAACCAATCGCTCTTACCGGGACAAATTCGCTGTTGTCGGCCAGAAGGTTGAGTACCGTCCAGGCGAAGGTTACTTCGGGGACGTGCATTTTAACCCGAAACATGCTGTTGCAGAACAGTTCTTGTGGGATGTTGTGAACGCTCCGAAGTCGTTGGGGATGTCGATCAATTCCTCAATCAAGTCCGGAAAAGTCGGTTCCGACGGGGACGTGATTGTTGAGTCCATCGAAGTTCTCCGGTCTGTCGACATTGTTACGAAGCCGGCAACAACTGCTGGCATTTTCGAATCAGAGGAAGAAGAGATCATGGACCTGAAGACACTCCGCGACAAGCATCCAGAACTCGTGAAGTCAATTCTCGAAGAAGCCACTGCGACCGACGCGACGGAAGCCGCGCTCGCTCAGGCGAAGAAAGAGAAGGACGAGTTGAAAGCTCGTCTGGACGCACTGGAAGCCGAACGAGCGACTGAGAAGTTGCGAGGCGAAGTGTCTGCCGAGTTCACCAAGGTCTTCGAAGGCGTCACGCTCGAAGAAGCCCTGATGAAAGAAATCGTCGAGTGCGCCTGCGAGATGCAGGAAGGTGCTCGCAAGAAATTCAGTTCGGTTCTGTCCAAGATCAGCCCGATGCTGATCGACGACAATCCGGAAGACACAGAAGAAACCCCAGTGAAGGAAGAAGAAGAGCAGGCTAAGAAGCCAGCTTACCGTCCGTCGCAGGGATCAAAGGCCGGTTACAAGAAGGGTTCTTTGCTTGAAGAACTCGGCCTGAAGAAGTAATCACTGACCGTTTCGGTTCGTTTGTTTGAAAAGGGCGAGACATGCCACGCTGTTTGAATGTAATGCACCATTACGGTCAGGTTCCTGCGGTCACTGACATCCGTCACATGACTCCGCCGGACACTTTGGTTGATATGTGCCCTGGCGACTTTCTTGGAAGCGATAGCTCCACGGGAGTTCTCAAGGCCGCACTGATCCAGACGGATCAGGCATGGGACACGAACTTGGCAACCACGCAGACTGCTGCGAAAGCCAAGTTTCAGGGTGTGAACCTGCAGGAAATCGACGATGCGGACGGTGTCTGCAACGACGCTCCGGATTGTATTCCGTTTGCTCTGTATCGCGAAGGGTCAACCTTTCAGCGAGCGTACAAGATCGTTGATGCTGACGGGGCTGCTGCTCCGACGACCTGGACTCGCGGTCAGGGATTCACGTTCGGTAAAGTTGCCGGATCGAATCTTTTGAGCAACGACACGATCCAGAAAACCGATACTGCCGGCCTGAAGGTGTTTCAGGCAGTGAATGACAGTGGAGCCGAAAGTCAGGCTTACGCTCTCGTCGAATTCAAATCGTAATTTGTGTGGTGATTCCGAGGTTCAGACAAGGACAGTAAAATGGCGAATCGCCAACTCACGAAAAAGGTTGTTGACGCTTACAAAAAGCACGGCGAGCAGGTCTTCGAAGAATTCGATGAAGCTCTCGAGTCCAAGCAGATCAAGCCTTTTGATATCGACTTGAATTTCTGCGTTGAGCAGGACTTCGGGCCGAACTTCAAAGAAAAGATCCTGAACATGGACGCGGATGCGATGGAAGCCATCGTGACCAGCGGCACGTTCAACAAGATGGTTCAGCGAACCATCCGCTACTCGTTGCAGGAAAACCCTCGCGAAGAGTACAAGCTCTCCGCGATCACTCCTGTCGAGACTCGTGGTGAGTGCGAAGAGTCCTTCAAGGACTGGGGTGTCTTCAGCGACATGAAGGCCCACGAGTTGTGCGAACTTGAAGCCAGTCCGTTGTACGGTGTTGCCAGTGATTATCTGGAACATCCGAACGGCAAGACTGTTGGCCTTGGCTTGGCGTTCACTCGCGAAGCACTCTGCAAAGATCCGAACGGATTTGCGTTGCAGCAGGTTCCAAAGATCGCTGACGCTCATAACCTGTACCGCGAAGAAAAGTTGGTCGACGCTCTGATCGGCTACAACGTGACTTACGACCGCAGCGGAACTCTGTACGACATCTTCTACGAAGACGGCGCGACAGGCACTCCGTTCGACGACGGTTCCGGTGGACCTTGGATCAATGCAGCTTCACTGACTTTGACCTGCGGCGAAGACCTGCAGACTGTCAAGAATCTGTTCTACGACATGACGGACTTGGTTCACGGTCGTCCGATGTCGGTCGACGTGACGAATCTGAACGTGTTCACGAGTCAGCGAACTCGGGACCGGATTCTGCCACTGCTGAACGCAACCAGCGTTGAGCGAGAATCGACCTGTCCGGGATCGGGCGACCTGACACACTTCTTCATGACTCCGGAAGTCGCCAACGGGATGACTTTCGCTCCTGTCGAATATCAGCGACTGACTTCGGCTATTGCGGCCCGATACAGTTTGACGCTGACTCAGGCTCGCGAGTGGATCTTCTTCGGCAAGATTCCTGAGTTCATGGCGTGGGTCTTCCAGATCCGTCCGACGGTCACGCGACTGAACCTGAGCGAAGAGTCTCAGCGTCGTCGAATCGTGGCTCAGTACGACAGCATCAGCAAGGGATATGCCTACATCAAGGAGCCACAGAAGGCTGTTTGGTTGACCGGCGATTCCAGCGAATCAACATAGTCTGCGGTGAGCAGATGACGCATCGAAGAGCGACGGCGAGTGATCGTCGCCGCTCTTTTTGTTTCCAGTTCCTGAAGGAAGGTGTAGAATGGCAAGTAGCACAATGTGGGCTGTTCGTTGTCCTGGCGGGCCAACGAAGGTCGTGAAGTCCAAGAAGCCGATCAGCGAGAACACTGTCAAGGAAGCATACCTTGAATCGTTTTCGAAGATCCGGACGGAAGTCGACAAGGACAAAGAGTTGAAGTGGCCAATCCTGAAACCGATTGACGAGACGGAATTCCAGAAGGAATTCGCACAGATTTGTGCGCCGTCTCCGAGCAGTGGTCGAGAATGGCGAGTGGTTGAAGTCTAAGGAGATCTGCGGTGGCAAGCTGTCTTTCGTGTGAAGAGTTGGAGCAGAAGATCTGTAATCTTTCGGAAGAGATTACGGAGGCTTCGTGTACGGCTTCGATCACGAAAGAGGGCGACACCTTCGAGGACAGAACTCCCGGCCTGAACGCGAAGATTGACCTGATGAAGACGTACACGGATTTGTACACAGCGAAGAAGTGTGGCTCGTCCACAGACTTGTTCGAGTTTGTGCATGTTCCGTGCGTGACTCCGGTGAGTTGTATTGGGGATGTCTGCATTTCGACTCCGTTGATTCGGAGGAATCGCAGGTATCGCCGATGAGCGAGTCAGCTTCGGAATCGTGTTGTCTGGAGATCCCGTGCGGATGCACGAGTTGGTTGACGGCATTCTGTGACTACGTTCCGCTGACTTACGAGTATTGCGGCGAGACCACAGAGTTTTTGTCAGCCAGATACAAGGCTGTGAAGTTCGAGTCGCAGAACAATCTCACGAACGTGCATATGAGTGATCGGATCTTCCGAGTTTCGACTCAGGAGAATGCGATTGAGGTCGGCGCGGGAGCGGTGATTACGGATGCTGACGGTGGTGAGTGGGTCGTTTACGCGACTGAGTATCTGGCATCGTTTTGTGTCTGGAAGTTGTGGGCTCGGTCGGTTGCGGCATGTTTCCTGCTGACGGAGACGATCGATGTACTCGAAGAAGACTGTGAAAACTGCGACTGCAGTCAGGAAACGGTTTACCGGCGAGTTGCGAGAGTCAAGGGAAGCATCTACGCAGAGACAGGGCAGATTCAGTCGAGGAACGACGGGCGAGATCTGGTGTACCAATATTCCGGAGATCTGGTCAAGTGGCCTCTCAGTGACAAACCCTCGGCCAGACATCGACTGAAGACGAAGACAGGTTCTTACAAGATCACGAGGGTGTCGGATCAGGGGAAATTTGTTCCGTTCAAAGTTGGATTGGAGAAGGAAAGTGCTGACTGCTCGGTTCGAGGATCATAGCGAACGAGTGATTGCGATGCTGAACAGGAAGTTGGCAGCAGCGATAGGAGCGGCAGCGGAAGATTTGGCGGAGGCGTACAGAGTTGGACTTCAGTTTACTCAGGCTCCTCCGCATTCACGAGTTGGAGAAATTCCGCATCGATATCTGGGTCACAGGCCAGGAGGATTCGGGCCTGTGTTCGGGACTGGCGAACCGAACAACACGCCGGAGAGCGGGTTTTCTGCGGTTCAGACGGATTATTTGTCGACTTACATTGATGGTGGTGCAGATGACGTTTTCGGAATCGTCGATGGCTATGTAGGATTCCTGCCAAGTCATGTAACGAGTCGAGAGCAGAACTATCTGCTGGATCATGACAGAAGGGGTCGCCCCTGGGTGATTCCGTTGTACCGATCGGCGAAATCGGAAATGGCTCGAGTAGCGAAGTCGGCATTCGAAGGAACAGATTGATGAAGTACATTGTTTACGGCGCAGGATCTCCAATTGAGGTGGAAGCCTTGAGTCCGGAAATCGCTGAAGCCGTCGTGATCCGAGATCATGGAGTGGCACTTGAGAATTTGGTTGTCGTAAGGAAGTCAGATGTCATGTTGCATCGAAGACGCAGTTCTTGAAACCCTCCGTGGTTTGAA